CTATTAATACACTCCTCTATAGGTGTATTATTAAAATGGGCAATACTAGTTAACACTACAACCATATCACCAACAGCATCTTTTACTTCTTCCGGATCGTTTTTTAATATTGCTTCTGCTAGCTCACCGGCTTCTTCCATTAATTTAATATACTGGGTTTTGATATCCCCTTTGTCGTATATTCCTCGGCCGTATGCCCAATCGCGTATTTTACCAAATTCGTCTGTTAGTCTCATATTGTAAAGTTTGTTTTAATAAATTTATTTGTTGTGTAATCTGTTAAAGAATAATTATCGTAATCACCTAATAATTCTGGCAGCTCATATATTTCGTTATCTAAGTATTGCTCTACACTATTTACTTGATTATTGTATATATGCGCATCGGCTAAGTTTAACCCTAGTATACTAGGTTTTAAATTTGTTTCTTTTGCTATGGTATATAAAAATAGTGCACCTACAATTATATCATAAGGTAAGCCCAGAAAAACATCACTACTTCTAAAGTGCATTACCATATTTAATGTATTACCTGTTCGTACAAAATTAAACTGTGTATAGCAGCAAGGTATTACTTGTTTATTTAAGTCGCAGGGATTCCATAAAGTAATAACAGCTCTTCTCGTATTATTATTTATTTCTTCTATAACATACTTAACCTGGTCAAATATCTCATCAAAAGATTTTACTTGATATCCGTACACTCTACCTAAATCTTCTTTGCCATACCCATTCCACCATTTTACATTACAGTCGTTTAAATATTTAATATCAGTTCTCCCCTCGTATATCCATTTAAACTCTGCTAGGCCTTTATCAAAATATATTTTTTTACCTGTAAGCACTGGAAAACCTTTTTGTAAGTCTATATTAATACTTTTATTAAATAGCTTATACGTATCTATACCTGTTCTATTTTCAGTTGATAAACCTTCCCGCAATATTTCTACAAGAAGCTTCCTATAATCTCTTTCAAATTTACTCATTGCTATAATTATTTAATGCAGCTATATATGCCACGGCGTCTAATAATGTATCCTCTTTTAAATTGTATGCCATTCTACTAATTTTTAATGCTATCATACATTTATAAAAGTCTTCTGTAGTAATAACTTTATTGCACAGCTCTGAAGCTACAATAGCCGCTTTTTCCATTGACTTATCAAATGGGCCGTACTGGCGTTCTTTTTCTTCAGCGCGCTCATTAATTATTTCATTTGCTTTATTTAAAATATTCATACAACTCGTTTTGATTTTGTATTTGCCACTCTGCTATAATTTGTTCATACTCGTAAGCGTTAAGCCTACGATTAAGCTCTATCTGGCAGTCTCTAGGATATCCGTCTAGGTATAGATCGGAGTTAGCGATAACCTTCTCTAAGGCTTCGCTCGACATATTTCGTACGTCGTAAGGGATAGGATTGTCTTGCATATTATTTAGTTTATTATACTGCTAATATACAAGATATTTTATTAATAAGCTACTCCTTATTAACTTTTTTTTCTTCTTCTATCTTTTCTATTCGTAAAAGTATAGATACTATTATCTTTTCTAGGTTCTCGATACGGTTATTAATATCAACTAAGATCTTATCTTTTCTAGTTACTCTTGCTTTCATATCTTTTTCTTATAGCTTCTATATATAGGGTAGCGTCCATTAACTCTTCTTGTAAGTGTACTAAGAACTCGTAAAAGTCCTGCGGACTATCCTCTAGAGTAGTTCCGTACTTTTCTATACCTACCTTACTTCTTTTATCGTAGAGACTTTTAACGTCTTCTACTACTTTATCTTTCTTAGTTTCTCCGGTATGGTTCGTAGAATATCCTTGATTCTCGAAGTACTTAGTTACGCTATCGCTCATCTTATAAAGAATCTCCATAATTTAACAATAAAAAACTCTACTACCCTAAAGAGGATATATCCTACTATTAACTTCTGTATCATAATCCTAGCTCTTTTCCTTTACGTAGTATCTTTAACTCTTTCTCTAGCTCCTCTATCTTAATAGTAGCCTCTCTCGCTTTACGTACCGCTCTCTGCTCTCTAGATCTATAATCCTCTAGGGCTAAATGAAAAGTACCCTTCTCTACTATTAGCTTAGTCGATAATAGACTTACCTCTACTAGAGAGTCTTTTACTTCGCTTAGTCTTTCGTTATCCGGTTTCTTTTTATACCAGTCAAATATAGTCTCTTGTAATACTAAGAGAGCCGAGTTTAGTCTTAGGTCTTCTAGGTTATCTAGTTTCTTCTGGTAGTTATATTTCTTAGTCATAATATTTCTGCTTCTATTACCGGGAGGAGAGCTATCTCTTTAGGTACTCTATTATTATTACTAAAGGTAGTAGTTTTTTTTAAATATTTAACCTCCCAGACGGGATCAACCTCAAATAAATTAAACCTATAAACTCCTTTAGGAGTAGAATTGATATACATAGGTATATCGAAATTATCGTAAGCCTTTAATAAAAGAGCTTTGTATTTAGCCTTCTCTATAATTAATGTATCGTAATGGGTCGCTCTACATTTTAATTCTATACGATGGGTAGTATTAGGAGAGTAGCAGTCCCATTTAGAGAACTGCTTTTTGCTTTTAACTAGGTCGGGGTAACAACAACCTACTAGATAGTTAAAAAGATCTTCTTCCTTCACTATTTATATTCGTTATATAAAGCTACTAGCTTAGACCATACCTCGGCTTTAAAGGCGCAGGAGCTACACCCCTCTACTCTAGTTCTAAATACCCTCTCGAATATCTTTATAAATTTATTTTGGTCTTCCGGAGGGAATCTATTTTGCCTAGACTCTATAGTAGTATGAATAAGATTAAACTCCTCCTCTAAAAAACATTCCGGCTTCTCGTATCTAAATTTCTCGTTTAGTTTCTTCTTACGCTCCTCGCAACCGCAGTCTTTCTCTAGTTTCTGGAAGACGGTATCTACTACCTTCTTAATACCGGTAGCCTTAGTAATTTTTTCTACGGTATCTCCCAAGCCTTCGCTTCCTTCCCCGTGTTTCTTAACCCATTCCTTGTAGGCTTTAGTCCTCTTGTCTTTCGGTTCTAATTCGCTCATAATCTTGATTTTTATAATCTATGTAATCCTCGTTATACTTTTCTCTTAGTTTATTCTTAGCGTTTTTAAGAGTATGGAATATGCTAACGAAACTTATACCCGTCTCTCTAGCGATACCTCTTATACTTAGATCGCTATCCCGGTAGAGTTTAAATAGCTTCTTATTATACCAGTGCCAAGTCTCTATCTCTTCGTCTATAAGCAGACATATATTATTATACGCTTCCTGCTCTAGGATAAAGTCCTCTACCTCTAGTTGTAGGTTATTCTCTTCGTCGTCTATATATACCTTAATTATCTTTTTCTTTTTATTAAAGTACTGGTAGAGTACGCTTCTTAAAGTAAAGAACATATAACCCTCGGCGATCCTTTCGTTTTTAATAACCTTCTCGGGCTTAGCGTATTTATATAAAACAATATAAGCTTCCATTACTAAATCTTCCGCATAATCGTATTCACCGAAGCTTTCGATTATCTTAATCCATTTCTTATGATCTTTATAAGCGTACTTTAACCAGTCGGAGCTTCCCATACTACTGTAATTGCTATTATAAATATACATACTTGTATAGTATGCTCTGTAATTCCCTCTTCGAAATCCGTCTTAGAGTGTAACGCTCCTACCATAGACCCTACTATAGGACTTACGTAAACCTCTGCGTTTACTATATAGCTAATAATATACGCTAATAAGGTTAAGACGATAAGAACTATAATAAGATTAGTCATATTAAAAAGGTATTTTTTCTTCTGTAGTTTTATATTCTATAACGTCTTTTCCTATATGTTCGAATCCTACGTTATTTAATTTCATTCTAAGCCTTATAGGCTCTTCGTGCGGTGTACATCTGCCGCCGGTCTCCGTTTCTTTGACCTTCAGCACGTGGAGTTCCGTAAACATCCATTCTGTTTTATGCGACGACATTCTATGTACGCAAAAGACGTCGTCAGCCCGGTTACCCCATTTACCTCCACCTTCTACTTGAGCCATAGATAACGGCTGAGGTAGACCTTCGTACTCGTGTCCTTTCGGGTAGGGCTTTCTTAGAGCTTCCGTTACTCCGTGAGCGTTTACGAATATAGTTACGTTATTCTTTTTAGCGAATAATCTAAACTCCGTCGCTACGTGGTAATCATAGTCGTGGCTTCCTAAAGACTCATTTAACTTTTTATCCTTAGATAAGCTATTATACGGATCTATAAGTAGAGCGTCGTAATCCCAAGCGTCTTTAATACTTTCCGCTTCGTTAAGAACGTCTTTATAAGTTACTAGGTCGTTTACCTCTATAAGCTTAAAATAAGTATCGCACCATTTTACAGCGTTATCTATCTCTTCGTCGTTAGCCATCTGTATAGGCTTATTCATTTTAAACTCTATTATCTTTCTTACTATAGAATGAGAAGTATTCTCGCTACTCCAGATAAGAAATCTAAGCTTATGCTTTATAGCCCAGACCGTAAAAAGATAACTTATTATCGTAGTTTTGCCCACATTTGCGTGTCCTATTAGCATATTAAAATTGCCGGGCTTATACCTTAGATACTCGTCGATTTGAGGTATACCTATCTTTAAGCCTTCTTTAACTCTTCCGTATTTTATATCTAAAATCCCTTTTTTAATGTTTGATATATTAGCTACCATTATCCTTTTATTGGTGTTATTCCGTATTTAAACTTCTGTTGTATAGAATTATGCCTAGGCTCTATATAGTATCCTACGATAGGATTTACCTTATAATTCCAAAAATCTATAGGCATCTTCTCGCCTATCTTTAAATCTTTTATCTTCATAAATATAAAAAAAAGGGAGACGTTAATCTCCCCTTAGTTAATTAAAACGGCATATCGTCCGCTACTACCGCTCTATCCGGGTTCTGCGTTCCGTTACTTACTTCCGCTACTAGGCTATTAATCTTCCATCCATCGATAGAAACAAACCATTTATTATTTCCTTTCCATTCTCTACCTCTTATATTAATGGCTATCTCTACGTCGTCTCCTTCTTTATAAGAGCCTAGTAGCTCAATCTTTTTATTAGTAAACTCTACCGGGATTTCCTGCGGATACTCCTCCTTAGTTCTTACTATTACCGTCTTCTTCGAAAATTTCTCTGAAATGTTCTCCTGATCTAAGATCTTTAATAATGTTCCTTTGACTTGCATAAATTTCTATTTTATAATTATTATAGTTAGTTTTTAAATATACTCCTTTTATTCGACAATTAAAGCCCGTTAAGCTCATTCTCTACCTCCTTACTAAGGCGGTACTTAATTAGTACGTCCTTTACAGAATAGTTACCGCTCTTAATAGCCTTTACTACTTTATTATAGCTAGTAGTACCTCTATTTAACCAAGGAAGCTCCTTATTAGGAGTAGAAGCTCCCCTAGCTAAGTTACCGTCGTCGTCTATAGCCTGTAAGCCTAATAAACTAGCGAGAGTATATCTTCTATAGTAAGTAATAGCCGAGCCTATTTTCTGGGGGTCGCTTATCTCTGGTAGTTTAAGAGCTGATATTACTCCTCCCGTTCCGTCTATACAGATTATCTTAGTATATACCGTATCCTCCTCTATAGGCTGTAAGAGAAGTAAGCGGTACTTTTTAAGTAACGGCTGTAGCTGCTTGATTAAAGAATTTACGTCGAAGTATTTCGACTTGTAGAACGGGTTACTAGTATCTTTACTAATAGTACCGATCTCTTGTTGTAGCTTAAAAAGCTTTTCGTTTACGTTTGTTTCTTTCATATTATTTAGATTTATAACGCTAAGGTAGTAATAATTTTCGGAATAAAAAAAGAGGTAGCTTTTCGGCTACCCCTCTTCCTACTAAATAATAAACAAAACAATTAAAAAAGGATTTTAAAAATATTTTTTTAGTTTAATAGTATAGGTCTCTATTAGTTCTTCGATTTCGTTCGAAGTAAATTTAGTAATTTCTTGGCTCTTTTCGTATAGCTTTTGCGATAAATCTTTGCCTAAATACAAAGAATATTTATACTGCTCTCCGGATCTATATACGTTACACGCTACGCATTGAGGTTTTACGTTATCTAATTCCCATCTGGTTGAGTAATGTTTCCTACTTATGAAGTGTCCCGCTTGAATGCCTCCGGTCTTCCAGTGACCTTTCTTACCGCAAGTAACGCAAGTACAGTAACCCCTATCGTCTGCGTTAGATAGTCTTACGTACTGACTAAATACAGTATCTAGCTTTTTAATAAGCTTAGACCTTGTCGGTTTTTTAGAGTTCTTAGGCATCGTCTTTTTAGGTATCAATAGCTTTTAGTAATATCTTACCAGAAGCTTCGTCTATTAATGCTACTCTAGTATAAATAAATTTAGAAATTTCTTTTATTTCTTCTTTTTCTTCCTTAGAAGAATCTATTCCTAGATTAGTATAAAGATCGCAATCTAATTTTAGTAGTAAGTCAGTTCTCTCTTTAATACTTTTAGCGAAGTCGATTGCTATCGCTTCCGCTTTCTCTTTTAGTTTATCTTTCATATTATTAGCCTCCACCCACCAAAGGTAGTTTATTTTTTTTAAAAATGTAAAGTAAATTAAAAAGTAATTATTAACGGTGCTTGTTATTTCCCATTATCTTTTCAGCCCCTCGGCTCCCGAAATACCCTATAAAGACTATTGTTAATAATTCTTTTACTACGTCTAACTCTTCTATCTGTAGATACCAGCCAATAACAAAGGCAACGGTTAAGAAGACTAAAGTAATAGGTCTGACGTTCTGGGCTAACCAAGAGCTGCTTCTAGAGTCCGCTACCCATCTTTTAGTAATACCGTCAAATTCGTGTATTTCTTGATCTAGCTTTTTTAAGGCTATCTGTTTATCTTCATCTGTAAGCTCACTACCGCCGATAAGAGCGCGTACGACACCGCCAACGGGACTATCATTAGCAAGACTGCCAACAACTGCAGGAATCTTAGAAAGTAAGAATTGACCAACTTTAGTATCTTTAAATTTCTTTTTTTTATCTGCCATAGCATAACGTATTCCCGGAAGTTCTAGTAGAGCCAGATAACGTTATCGTCTTTTTCCGGATCGTTATCCACGTGTATAAATGTCTCTCCGATACCGAATCTATTAAAGCCAGCTGTTCGTAAGGAGTCGATAATAACGCTCCTCGTTCTAGAGTCGGTACAATGAATATCGACGGCGTAACCGTAGCAATGTGAGGAGTATTTACTGCCTCCAATATAGGCGTTGTGCGATTTACTTCTAAAGCCTGAATTAATCCTAAAAGGAATCCCAGCGAGAGACCTAGCATCGTCGAGCATACGTAAGGTCGTCTCTTGCATATATTTACCGCTTCCCGGATCGTCTGGCGAATCAAATTCAGATAGTTCAAAGTGTAACATATTATTTATTTAAAATAGACTTAAACGCTTCGCTTCCTGCGTTAATAATTTCCTTCTGTAAGGTTATCATCTGTGCCTCGTAAGCATCTTTTTGTTCTACTAGTGCGTCAATATGCTTCTGTTGGCTTTCTACCTTACTTTGTAATTGGTTTACTTCGTCAGGATTGCGCCCTATGATAGCATAGATAACAACTGATAAACTTCCTACAATCATTCCTACGATAGACACAATAATATCTTTGTTTTCTCTAGGAATAGAATTATTAGCTAAATATAACAATAATAAAATTACTAGAACAAAAATACCTGCTGCTCCTGAATAGTGTATAAGATCCTTCTTTTTCATTTAATCTGCTTATAGATTTTAGTTATGGTATAGATTATGGTTAATATTAAAACGACCGTTTGTAGTTGCGTATTTATATTAGGCAAACTACTAAATACTACTGCTCCTATATTCAATCCGTATATTCTTAAATCTTGTATCATTATATTTCGTTTGCCAATGCACTTATTTCGCCCGAAGTTAATTCTCTATTATATAAACGTACTTGGTCTATAAGCCCATCGCTATAAATTTTCGTAGCGTACCTTAATAAACCGATAGTGCCTTTAGTAGCAGTATCATAGTCGGGGTAAGTAATCCAAGAAGTGTTTGTACCGCTTCCAGCTGTTTGATATGTAACTGTTTGCTTGACACCATCTAAGTATATTTCTCGGTCAGTAGATGTAAGCTGACAAAATATGTGCTTCCATTGAGTGCTAGGAGAAACACTTGCGTATGCAAAAGACTGGTTTAAAAAACTACCATTTCTTGTAGCTACATATATTCTACCTAAATCAGCTAACCAACCAAAATACCAATAATCACTTAAATTAGAAGAGCTTGAAATACTTAAAGGAAAAACACGACTTGTCGATGTGTCTAACTTTACCCAAGCGCTTACTGCTTTTATAGTATCAGAATCATTAAAAGGAGAACCTGAAGGTAAATCTATATATTTGTTTCCATTCCCGTCTAAGGCTTGACCAAACTGACCTGTGGGGTATGTTGTACCTGATACTGCCGTTCCGTTATAGTTGCCTGTTTCGTCATTGGCATTTCCATCTAACTTGTAATGCGCTAATAAACCATCAGTAGGTATTCCATCGCCTGATGGTTGAGAAACAAATAGTCTTTTATTTAATCCCATATTAATAAGTTATATCATACGACATTACTTGCGCCTTTGTCGTCTTGGCGTTTATAGCTGTTTCGTGGTTAGTGCAAGAAGTTCGTATAGCGTCTCTTTCAGTTGTTATCTCACTAGGGATTGCTGTACTTTTTTCTGCTTTTCTTGTAACATACCAATCAGTTGTAGACAATTCATCGTTAGCTAATATCTTAGCTTCTTTTATACGCTGTATTTTTAGTTCCGCTAATGTTTCAGTCCAAGTAAGATTGTTTACAGGATATGTAAATTGACTGTTAGCTGAATCAAAATAAATGTCTCCTAACTCCTTAATTCGAACATCATAAGTAGGTGTTACTACATCGTAAAAACCGTGTCCTTCTAAATCGCTATCCGATAGTAAATCAAAACCTGCTATAATAGTTCCGTATGACTTAGGTACTGTATTGTAAACTTTTATAGTTCCGTTATAATCTTTTGCCTTCATATTATGGTGTTGTATCTGTTTCGTATTTATTTATGCTATAAACTAACTTAGCTGCACTATCCGTATCATCTAAACAGATAACTTGAATTATGTTAGTTTCGGCAGTATCTAAATCTGTAGATCCTACTTTACTTATAGTAGAAGTTGTAAAATCATCTGCTAAAGTTATTACTGCGCTGGTTAAAGTACCGGATAAAATTACATCGATAGATTGTCCTAACTTCATATTTTGTATCGTTAGTGTAGCAGTAGTAATATTACCCGTTAAAAGGAAAGTACTTGCTGCCGAAGCGTCTAAATTTTGACTTCCCGTTGAGCTACTTGTAGCTTTAGCGGTATATCTATTCTCTAGTCTATCGTGCGTAACGAAGTTATCTCCATAAATTTCTGTTGTCATAGCGTTTACTGCTACGAAGGCATCTCTTAGGGTGTCCCCGGTACCGTCGTTTGCGCTAGTTCCTACGTTTATATTAGTTCTTGCCATTTTATATTAGTGTTTGGTCTACTGTTATTTCTGTTGTATCTGCTTTATATAATATACTATCTACGGATAGCTCTAGTACGTCTTCTAACCAGCAAGCCGGTGCTGAAGCGTGAGGTATAGCGTCCGTGGTGTCGTTTGTATCGCCCCATTCGGTAGCACAATAAATTTTCCCCCAGTTAATACTATTTGCCATATCTATATAATAACTTTTTTTGTATTTTGTTATCTAACTTACTAAGGAAGGATTCTAATTTTTTAATATTTCCCTCTTTAGGTTTATAATCTTTATTTAAAGCACCCATCCCTCGAAGCTTGCGTCCTTATCCGGGTATACATCGCTATCGTTATTACTATAATACTCCGAGAATTTACTCGAAGCGTTAAAGCTCATATAAGAGATAAAGCGATCCGTATAATATTGAGCCGTGTCTCTCTCTTTTTCTATAAGATAGTCTATATCTTCTTTAGATAAACTCTCTCCCGTCTCGCTCGTATGCTTATATACTCCTTTATTAGAGATAGTAATAGAAGCGAAGGGTAGGTATTCTACCATAGCCCAGTGTATTAGCATAGGCTTTATATAGTCGTTTACTAAATTAAGGTAGTCTCCGGTTAGAGTACTCCCGGTAATCTTAGTCTGTATAGCTTCTAGTAGATCCGTTCCTAGATAATTCTGTATATGCTTATCCTGGGCAATCTTTATAAACTGTATAAACTGATCCGTGTCTACGTTACCGTTTAAAGCGGTATATTTTACGATATCTTTTCTCGATATAAGTAATGCTTCTGCCATTATTTCCTAGGGTTTTTATATCCTCTATCTTTTCTATCTATTGGTCTTTGGCTAACGATAGAAGGCTCGTCTGTTAAAGAAGGGTCTTTTATTCCCTCTTTAGCTTTTTCGCTTTTATAAGAGGGCTTTGCGTTAGGGCTATTAGGATCTGGTTTTATACCTCCTTTAAAAATATATGTTTTTCTCAACCAAAAATGGTGGCAGTTAGCACCGCCTTTATATAGGAAAATATTATAACTGCTTTCTCCTTTCGCTGCTAGTTCGCTATTAGCTCTACTTTCTTTATTTAAGTCTTCTTTTCTATATATCTTACTTCTAGCTACCATCTTTTTACAGAAATCTCTAGAGTTATTAGATACCGCTAGAGGAGCGTACTGGTATCTTACTAAGTACTTTTTACCGCTTTCGCTCTCTCCGTCTAGGTCGCTTTTAGCGTTAGCTCTACTAGGTACTACGGAAGCTAAGGAGAGCATCTTATCTAAGGCTTCTTCCTGGTCGTAGTCTACGGCTCTCTCGTCGAATAACTCCCAGCCGTTTTCTAGTAGTTCGTCTTCTGATTCTCCGAAAGCTTCTAACTCTTTTAATAGTTCTTCGTCGTCGAAGTCTTCTTCTTTAGAAAGCTTTACTCCGGTCTCTTCTTCTCGAGCTTCGTCTGTAATAGCGTTATCCGTTTCGATAAATTCTAACGGCTGAAGCGTTTTAAAGTATAATTTAAGGCTTATCCCGTTTACCGCTAGTATATCGTCGATAGCGTCTATTATAAGGTCTTGATAAGGCTTAATAGTAATATTCTGAAATAGTAAAGAAGCCGTTTTAATCTCGTCGGCGTTATTACCTAGCCCGTTATTCCCGGATCTAATACCTAAGAGTAAAGGCGAAGTGATTCTATGCGCTACCATTAGCTTATTAGAGCATTCGTTAGATAAGTACTCGTAATGAGCCGGGGCGTCGTTTAGAGGTACGTCGTCTATAGTAGTCTTAGCGTCTGCGTTATTATTAAACGCTACGATAACCTTTTCTCCTCTAGCTCCGGTAAGTTTATTTAGAACTTCGTTTTTTACTTGTAGCTGTTTCTCTCTATCTGGGACTCCGTTGTTGAAATTAATTATTTTAGTGCCCGAGAAGCCAGACTTAACGTCGTTTATAAGATAATCCGCTACTTCGCTCTCTAGCTCGGCATAACATAAAGCTCCTTGATAATCTACCGGGCAGTAATAATCGTAACCCGAAACGTATTTTTTAATAATCTTAACTTCCGGCTCTCTTCCGTTACCAAATCCGAAAGCTGCGATTCTCTTAGGCTTAGAATTAGGCTTAATTTTCCCCCAGTCGTGGAAGTAATAATAAGCTTCTATTTCTCCTTCTTCGTTACATTTTTCCGCTCTTAGAGTCTGTCTCGGGAAATGCTCCGATTTAAATACTCTTCCGTCCTTATATAGGACCTGAAAGGAAGCTTCTCCTAAGAGTTTTAAGTCTAAGGATACCTTACGTAAGCAATTATTAGAAAAGATAGATTTAAGAGCCGCATACTCATCCGTCTTAGAAGAAGAGTCTAGAGCGTCTAGTCCTTTTCCGTAGATAAGGTTACTAATACCGTTTATAATAGCGTTCTGGGTAGTACTTCCCGTAAATAAGTCTATAAGGTACTGATAATAGTTATTATCTTCCCCGTAGGCTACCCAGTCTTTACGTTTATCCTCTACTACTTTAGGCTTATTATACGTAGATAAGTTTACTACGTGAATATTTGATTTACTCGTTTGATTTCGTGCCATTATAATACTATAAATTCGTTATCGCTAGTCCTTTCCGTATATGCGTTATTATTTATACTATACGTCGATACGGTCTGGTTAGTACAATATATCTTATCTCTATACACGACCTTAGAGCCGTCTTTTATTTCTAGGGTATAGGTACTATCCTCTTTTAAAGAAAACGTATTAGAATAGCTATAATAGTAGTCTATCGCCGTGAAAGAGGTAGCTGTATCGTTAAACGCTTCCGTATTCTTTAATTCGTCTTTAATTATAATAGTATAAGTCGTACCCGAAGTATATTCTCTAGGAATAAAATTAAAGGTTTGACTACTATTACTCTCTTCTAGGATTATCATATATATATAATAAATAAAAGAGGATTTTGTTAAAATAAAAAAGGGTAACCGCTAAGCTACCCTTCTCTAAAATCTAAATACTAATCTTAAGCGTTAGTACCTTCCGTAACGGTTACGGTGGCACTCGCCATTCCGGCGTAAGGATCAGCAGTCGTTGGGCTATCTAAGAAAGCAGCTGGGCTAGTCTCTTGAGCCGTAAAGGTTAAAGTATATCCGTTAAGATCACCAAGGGCAGTTCCGGTAGCAATTGTACCTCCCGATAAATCCGCTCCCTGCTCTTCTCCCATAAGGAATACGTTACCGTTATAGTCTTCTACTGCGATATGCGGACGACCGTAAGCTAAAAGCTTCACCTCTTTATGGTCTTCTTTCGATAGTTTCTTAAGAGTAATACTTAAGGTCTGCTCGAAGAAAGTCGTTCCGTTCTCTCTAGAAGAGTTAATAGTTTGCTCGAAGGAATTAGTTCCTTTAAGCTCGTATTTAAAAGCGGTAAAAGTACCCGTAAGATCCGTAATCTGTTCGTCGGTCTTAGAGATAGTACCTAAATCGCCATAATCTGTAAAGTAAACCGCCTTAATGCCTCCTACTGCATCTAAGCAAGCTTCTTTTCTTCCACGTGTTAAGTCACAAGCCATTTGTTATTTTTTTTATATTAAAAAAGGGTAGGCAGATACTAGACCACCTACCCCTTTCTAGTTAGTTAATTACTTTCTTAGTTAGCAGAGTTAGCGATTCCGTAAGTTACTACGTCTTCGATAACACCTACCTGCGCTCCAGCTGTGAATTTCATCACTACTCGAACGTTATCTGATCCGTCTAAGTCAGCCATATCTAAAACCTTCACTTCGTTATGGTCAGCCAATAATCCGGTGCCGAAGAAGAGATTGTCTTTAGTAGTAGCGATAGCGTCATTATCAGCCAATCCGTTTGCTACGAAGAGTTTTACTCCATCGAAGCTTAAAGATCCGTTATTGAACCATTGAGTTCCTTGAGCGTTTGTACCTGCAGCACCTAATCCGCTTGCTCCAAATCCGCCCAATGCTCTTACATAAGCTCTAGCGATGTTTTGAGAAACGTAGATAAATAATCCCTCGTTACCGTATAAAGTTGAAGGAATTGCGTCAACGATAGAACCTAGCTCTGTAATTACATTGCCAGCATTTACGGTAGTACCAGCGATCTCTTGAGCTGCCGGTAAAGCTGCATCTGTAGAAACGATTTTAGTAATCCCGTCAAACTGTCCATTTGTAGCGGTATCTCCAGCCCATAAAGACTTCTCTGTACGCTCGGCTACTTTAGCAGCTACGTGAGAGATTAAGTAATCGCTAAAAGCAGGAGCTAAGCTATCGTGAGCAGAAACACCCATAGACATTGCTTCCCAATCCGAAATAAAGTCATTTTTACATAACTGTAAATTTACTTGTTGGTATTCTGGTTGTAGAATACGCTCTGTCAATGTAATAGTAGATGTAGCCGAAAAGTCGCAAGTAGCGTCTTTAACGATATCGTCACTAGCTAGTTTTTTGATTACTTCTTTAAATTTTACATTTGGTTTAATCGTAACTCCTCCAGCTTCTAGAGTAGATCCGCTTAATAACGCTGCCGAGATGTACTGTCCAGCCGACTCACCTGCGTATGATGTTGTAATTGATGTAGTTGTTGCCATTTTTATTAATTATTATTTTTTTACGATTTTTGCTAAGACTCTATCTAGAGTAGTCTCTGCTCTTTTCTGAGAGTATAAGAAAACTGACTTATCCTCTTCGGTCTCCGGGTTATGGTTTACTTTCTCGATAGCGGAAAGCTCTTCCTTAACTTCTTCGACGATATCTTCTACTGCTTCTTCCGCTTTTTCTTCTGCGCTCATTTCTTCTTTAGGCTCGAGCATAGATTTAATCTCTTCGACCATTTCTCGGATCTCGGATAATTCGGCTTTAGTAGCGTATTCCATTTCTTCTTTTTCTTCTTCGAGTTCGGTCTCTATCTCTTCGGCTTCTACTTCCTCTTCGGAAGCCTCTCCGATAGAAGCGATAATACCTTCCTCTTGTACGACTAAGGCTTGACCGTCTTCTAGTTTATAGTCACCTACGGGTAAAGCTACCTTCTCGTCTTCTGTAACGATAAAGACTTCTTTACCTGCTACCATTTCTTCGGCTTCGATTACCGTACCGTTCTCTAAAGTCGCTTGCGCTAACTCTACAGCTACTTCTTCGGCTTTAACTTCTACAGATAGAAGCTCTTTAGCCTTGCTTAAAATTTCTGTTGCGTTCATATATATGTTAATTAATCTCGAGTTATATTATATATAATAAGATATATACTCTTTTGTTACGTTTTTAAGTGCAGGATGTATATCCGGTAACTCCGGAAGTAGTAGTGGTTATAGTAAAGTCTGCGCTTCTAAGCGTTGCCGAAGGCTCTACTAGAAAACCAGGAGAGTGTCCCGTCTGACATAGTATAGGTTCGCCAAATATTGGCAATTCCCCTATTAAAGTTCCGTGTCCTTGTACTATACGGTAAGAACCAAATCCCGTTCCGCCATATCCGCAATGGTTTGTTTGGCTTCCTGCTCTACCTTGTACTATATAAACCTCATCGCTCATAGTTGGTACGTCTGCGCTTCCTAGGTGTATAAATTCTATGTTAATTAAGGCGTCGTTAGTTTGTAAACTACACGCTTGAGAATGCGAAAGTGATTGACCTAAAGCGTATCCATATTCGTCTTGCTGATATCTAACCCAGAACGATTTAACTGCCGACTGCGTTACCGTCTTACTACAAGCTAAAGTAGCTCCCGTATTACTATATCCAGAAGGTACGGTTACGTTAATAGTAATAGTTCTAGACGTATCCGTATTAACGTGCCCACTAAATGAAGTAGGGCTTATACTCGCTACCGTTCCTATATCTACGCTAGGAGTAGTAATAGCTCCTTTAAAGTCTACCGCTAATCCCGTAAAAGTAATATCGCTACAAGCTAAAGTCGGCTGACTTCCCGGCTGTGTAGCCGTCGTTGTACAAGCTAAGGTCGCTCCAGCGTTAGAATATCCACTAGGCACTGTAACGTCTACGGATAAGGTTCTTAAAGTATCTACCTCCGGATCGCTAAAACTAGCTGGAGAGGTAGCCGAGATAGTACCTATATCTATCGTAGGTAAGGTTATTACTCCGTCGTAGCTTACGGCGAAACCAGTAAAGGTTATATCGGAGCAAGATAAGGTAGATAATACTGGGGCTGACTGTATAGCCGTAGTAGTACATACTATTTCTTCGGTTGCGTTACTATATCCCGAGGGTACGGTAATAGTTACCGATAAAGTTCTAGAAGTGTCTTCCGTTACCGAAGTAAAAGAAGCAGGACTAGTAGAAGCTATAGTACCTATATTAGTAGTAGGTAAAGTAATTACTCCTTGATCCGATACGGAGAATCCGGACAGTATTAAACCAGTACAGTTTAAAGGACTTAATCCGTTTACGCTATATACGTCTTCGCTTCCGTCTACGAAGACTATAGTACTAGATCCTCCTCCGGTTAGTCCTCCGATTCCTTGCGAGTTACCGTCGCAACAGTCTATTCTATAAGTACCGTCTGCGCATTGGCATCCTCTTCGTCCGCTCTTAGGGTAGGGAGTTCTTTCCATTAGCTTAAACTAGCGTTTTGAGTTCTTTGTATAAAGTATATTATATCCCATATTTCAGCCGTCCCTCCGTGGGACTGTATTTTTAACTCTACGCCGTCAGCTATAAAGCTAGAATCTGCATAGTATTGTACTAAAATATGCTCGTTTTGTTCTACGTCGTTACCTTTATGAAATACTACTACGCCAGATACTCTTTCTATATCCCCTGCGCCTACTAGCCTCCAATCTAAATGCGTCTGGTTAGCGTTAGGAGCTTCCGCTTTAAATACAAAAGTAAAGATATAAGCGTCGTTAGTATTTTCGGCTATTATTTTTTTAGAAGTACTATTATAAAAATCTAGAGAAGTATGGCTTCTTACTACGTTATTAGCATTATTAGGCATTACTACCTCTACTTGGTCGGTAAGTGATAACTTATTAGAAGACGTATACTCGCTATCGTCGTATCTAGTCCATCCTAAAGACTTAACTCCTCCCTGGGGGTATACGATTACGTTATTATCTCCGTGACCCATATAGAGAGCTTCGTTAGTATGAAGCATCGCGCCGTCTTCTATATTTACGCTATCGACCTCATTTTGGTCTGTATGCTGTACGTGTACTTTATACGAAGTATTTTTAGTAGTAGCCATATTAGTCTATCGGTACGCAGTTAGGCACTTTCTTTCCGTTCTTCATTTTATAACCTATCATCTCGTAGCCGTCGTAGCAAGGAGCTTTAAGGTTTTCTTCTAAAAGGTCTAGTTCTCTAAGTTTAGATCCCGCCCATCTTAGACCGGCTTTACCGCCCCATAATAGATAAGAGATAGTACCGCAGGCTTCGTTGTCTCCTTCGTCGTAGTATTCACTAGCTCGACTTAGGTAGGAGAACATCCTTTTTATCGTTTCGACACTTACGGCATTTCCTTGCGCAAGTTGCTGGGCACGTACTTTCCCTACCTGCGTTGCGCATTTGTTGTTTACTTTCTCGTTTAATTCTATTCCTCTTTTAGCGTTATTACTTACGGCTTCCGGGTAGTCTGCGTAAGACTCAAGCTCTGTACCAGAAAGTACGGTCTTTAATTCTTCTAGTAAAAAATCTTCTTCTACTGATTCCCATTTTGATAGTTCGTTAGGTTCGTTTGGTCTTTCGGCTTTATCGGCAAAGTATCCTTCAATGGAGAATCCTTTTACCTTACCGGTCTTTACGTAGTTATTCCATACGTCGTCGTTTAGTACTTTCATAGAAAGCATCCAAGTACCCAAAGGTACGTCCATTCCGTATAGAGTAGTCTTATCTTTATCTTTATCTTCTACTATCCAAGACTCTACAGCTACTAGTCCGGTTAGGGGTAGTTCGTGTTCTAGAGTAGATTTATTATAGTTTCCTTTTATAAAGAATAGCTCCGAAGCCTTTCTTACCGTTTCTCTAGAGAAGTAGATATAGTACTCCTGCTCCTCGTTACGTCTATATATCGGTTTATTAGGAATAAGAGCTGCTCCCATTAAGATCCTCTTTTCTTTGTTTACTTCCGCAAACTTAAACTCCGTAGATTTAAGAGCTATAAAATCTTCTTCTATGGCAGGGTTCTCCACTATTGATACTGCTTCTATTCCTGATACTTCGTCGCTTTCGTCTATAAATAATTCTATAATATCCATATATTAAATAATAAGATTTCTTCTTTTTTGTTATCCTAGAGAAGCCGACTCTACGATATTTCTATCTAATCCTTGAGCGGTAGTAACGTCGTTAGATACTACGTAAGCTTTTACGGGTTTATCTTCTTTTCCGGCTACCGTCTGCGCTAACTGACTCTCTGGAGCTGCTCCTACTACGTTAAACGCTGGAGGCTGTTGAGGTGCTCCCCCTCTCGAAGCTCCGGCTGGTGCTCCTCCTCCTTTAGCAGGCTTAGGTACGGCTAGTATAGATTTAATCTGTACTGCGCTAAATGCTCCCGCTATTCCCGCTTGTATAAACGGATAAGCCGGAAATACGGTTGTGATAGGAGAATTACTTGCAGTAGTAAAAGCGTTCTGTACCCCTTCTATACCCGAGATAGTAGCGGAAGCTAGAGCTGCAGCTTTTCCTATCGCTGATCCTTCTCCTGCTAAGGCGGTTATTGCAGCTAATCCTTGTTTTGCTTGGTCTACTTTTGCATTTGCTACTGCTTCGTTTAAAGCTTTCTCGTCATCTGCGTCTTTCTTTTTTCTAGCTTGTAACTTTTTTAGACTTTCTGCGACGTTCTCGTTACTTCCTAGAGTCATTTCTTCTCTACGGGTAACGGATTTCTGTAGCTCGTCGTCTAATCCTTTACGTAATTCAGCGAATCCGTCTAGCTCGGCTTGTCTTTCCGCTGCTCTTTTATCCATATCGGCTTGTCTAAGCCCGGATATCTGCGAGTAAAACTCTCTTTTTACCGCTAGAGATTGGTTTTCTAAGGATATTACGTCCGCTTGTAACTGCGCCTCTTCGTCTAAATCTTCTTTCGTAGACTTACTTAAAGAATTTTCTGCTATTTTAATATCTAACTTCTCTTGTGCTAAGGCTACTTGTCTAGAGTTTATCTCTGACTCGATAGCGGCTGCTTGTTCTAAGAATTTAATTCGCTCGTCGCTAGTAAATTTATCTACTTGAGCTGCTTTAGTTCTCAGCTTTTCTAATCTTCCAGATGCCCTTTCTCTATCTACTAGTAAGTCTCTTTCTTTCTTAGCTACTTCGGCTATACGATCTGCTAACTCTCCGGCTAGTTTTATTTCTTTAGTAGTCTCCTCTCCAAAGTTTTTTACGCTTTCTTTAAATTCGTCAAAGGCGATCTTAGCAGCGTCAAAATTTCCTGATAGTACTTCGGATATAACTTTTCCAAAATTAGAAACTAGATCTCCTAAATTACCTATAACAACTCCGAAAGTCTTCATAGCTTTCGTTAGTTTATTCTGTCCTTCTTCGCTACTCTGGAAGTAAGTTACTAAAGAGCCAACAGCTATTACTAGTAATCCTATACCTGTAGAAGCTATAGCTACCTTTAGTCCTTTAAATCCAGAGGAGAGTCCTTTAACTCCTCCTAGGAAGTTTTTAAATCCAGAGATAGCTCCTCCGGTCATATTATCTAATATTCCCGTAAGTCCTGCGGTCTCTTCCGCTAAGTCTTCCGTTGCTTCTTTAGCATCTATAGTAGCGTCCTTAACTCCCTCTATTCCTTTTACGGTTTTCGCTATATCTTTTTGAGAAGCTCCTGCTTCTATTTCCATAGATACTACTATCTTTTCTGCCATCTCTCTAGTTTTACTAGTTTATATCCTTCTTTAATCGTTTCCGGGAGTTTATTACCCCCTAGAGCTATATAGGTATAGTCTCCTACTACCTCTTCTTTCTTAGCTATCTTTAATAATTCTAATATATTTCCTATCATATCGTACCTGTCCAGTCTACCGTTACTTTATTACTATCGCAGGTAATGTATTTTTTATCTACCGTATCCGCGAAGTACTTATCTTGCTCTTCTATTACCGTATCTCTTACTTCGTTTATAAGCTCTAGGTTACTTAACCCGGTACTTAGATCCGTAGTAATAGTATTTATCTTATAGAGTCTATCGTATATTATAAATCTATCCGCTAGAGTAAAGTTAAGGAGTACTCTAAGAGGTAGATAAGCTTTAAACTTACTTAGTCTTCTATTCTTTTTAAAAGTATCCCCTATATAAGAATCGTAATAAGTCTTATATAAAGTACTCTCGAATACAATACCAGCGTATTCGTTTACTTCCGCTTTAAAGTTAAGGTTCTGACTCTCTGTAATACTTACGCTATTAGACGGGATATAGTAGTCGTTTATAACCTCCTTACTAGAAGAGGTCTTTACTATTCCTATATCCGTTCCGTTAGTAATCTTAACGGCGTAAAATAAAAGAGGCTCTCCTAAGTATGTCTCTTGTTTTATATCTACTGACCAACCCCATTGGGCGTCTGTATAAGTTCCATTCGTATCTATTAGTCTTTCGAATTTATGATGCTCGAAAGGTAACTCTAAGGTATAGGTATCACCCTCTACTACGGTAAGCCCTTCGTAGTTTTCTTCTCCCCAAGTAAAGCCGAATAACTCTTTATGGTTCTCGCTAAAGAAGCTCTCCGTTCCTTTATAAGAGAATCGTATCCTTCTATAAGGCATAAGATTATCTATAGTAGATTCCGTATTATCTAGATAAGAGGTTATATCGTAAGTATTTTCGCTCTGTCTATAGAACTCGTCTAAGGGCTTTACTACTATCTGACCGCTATCGTCCTGAAAAGCGGTTAAGTTAAACATCTTAAATAATCCGGTAATAAGGTCTAATACTCTTACCTCCGGAGTCTGTAGAGCTATCTCGAAATTAGCTTGGGTAGTTACCGTAGCGTTACCGAAGAAAGTTACTGTTCTATTATTAACCCCTACCCATTGGTCGTTCATATAATTACAACGAATCTCTAGCTGAAAGTCAGCACTAGACTCTGACTCGAAGAAAATTCTATAAGTACCGTTAGGGAATTTTTCTCTAAAATCGGTAGATCCTAGCTCTATATTACCGTTAGCTCCGTCTACCCTAGTATGTTCTTCTCCGTCTACCTCTACTATTACGTTGTAATTAGTAGCGTCGGTACTTACTTTAATTAAGTACTGTTGTGCGTCTCTATCGTTATCTTCTTTTCTAAACTTAAAAGTTTTATTCGTTATAAAGTCTCTCCAGAAGTCTTTATCATTGTTAGTTCCTTGTAGTATTTGCTTAAATCCACTAGCTTGGCTTCTTATCTTATCCTCTTCTAAGATACCTCCCTCTTTTCTATGTAGCCATAGGTATAGATTATAGAAGCTAGGGTTACTAGCGTTAAAGAAGTCCCCGCTAAATCTTAGATTATACTTCTTTTCTATAGCTTTTATAAGGGCGTAAACTCTTACGGCAGGCTTTAGCTGTTCGTACTTAGCCCCTTGTATAACTCCGGTAGCATTATGTAGGTTACCGCTTTGAGACTCCGGAGCAGAACTATCGTAATAGAGTCTCTGGCTATGAGTTATTAAAGGAATTATAACTGCGTCTGGGTAGTTTACCCCGTCTATAGTTACGTCTAATCCGTCCTGCAGGTAGTTTATTACGTTAGTAGAGTTATACTCGAAATTAAAATCGTAGAGAACGTCTAAAGCTCCTAGCTTATCGTCGCTTAGAAGATCCTTCATATTTATAGTATCTCCGAAAAAGGTAACTCTATAAGTATGCGCCTTACCTCCTTTTATACTAGCTCCCTCTAGTTTTATCTTACCCTTCTTAAATAGCTGATGGTTAAGGTATATCTCTGCGCTCTTCTTAGTACCGGCGTCGAATCCTACTATACTATAGTTATAGAAATGCTTAAAGATTTTATTATTAATCTTAGACGCAGGTACGTTAAAGGTTTTAGAGAAGTCGGTAAATATCTTAGATATGTCCCTTACGTTCTGTATCGTCTGGGTTAAAGATACTGACTCATCTTCGAAAAGCTCTATAGCTTCTCCCTCTACGTATAGTTGTAGTTTTAGCATCTATCTAATATTATTAATCTTACTAAAGGCAAACTCGAAGTCTACGGTATAGTTAATAGTCTTATCGTTTAGCCCGGTCTTATAGGTTAAGGATTTCGTCTTAGGTAGAATAGGCAAGGTTTTATTTTCCCATCTTATCCATACGTTCTCCGATAGTAGAAGCTCTTCTATCGCTTCGTTATACTCTTCTCCTACGAATCCGGTATTTAAACTTATACTCTTTCTAGAGTCTACGTTATATCTATTCTCTTGTCCTTTATAAGTAGGGTATGTAACCGAAGTAGTATTAATAGTATTTACTTTATACTTCTCGTCCGATACGCTCATAGACTCTACCGCTTTCTTAAAGAAGTAGATATCCTCGTAAGCTCCGTGCTTATTTACGAAGGTTACTTTATAAGGAGTGTATTTAGGTTCGCAGATACGCTTAATGGTTACCGTTTTTAATAGAGTAGTATCGTCTGTATCGTATACTCTAATACTCGTAGCCGAAGCAGGGATAGTTAAATACTGTATCTTCTGGTTACTATTTCCGTTATCCGTTATCTGCGTATCCGTAGAGTCGATAGTTACCTTACCTACTCCCTCGGCGAATATCGGAAACTTACCGGTAGTATTCTCGGGTAGATAAATAGTATTAACCGATATAAGAGCGTTATCGCTCCCTTGAGGGTTTATACCTTCTTCGAAATATCCGTATCCGTCTAAGGCTACATAATGGTTAGTAACCGGGCTACCCGAAGCGAACTCGTTTCCGTCTGTATCGAAAAGGTTAGTAACGGCGGTAACCCATTTAGCAGAGCTAGTATAGTCGTTATTAAAGTCGTGTTCTATAAAGTCTCTTACTAGATCGCTTATCTCGAATAAGATATTGTCCTGCCCGGATATCCTACTCTTAGAAAGCTGGTATCTAAGATTACTAGCGGATTGACTTCCTGAAGTTCCGTCGTATATATATAAGTTAAGTACTGCTCTATCTAAAGTCGGCATAATTAATTACTATTTAGTTCTATAAAAAAAGGGCTTCTAGTTTTTATTCTCATCACGTACAGTTAGTATTTTGGTTTATAGCGTAGGCTAAGTTAAGAGTTCCCATTACCGTCGGTACTGTCCCGGTATATACGCAGATCACTTGGTTAGTCGCAGCCGGTACGTAAAGAGTCGTATTAGTATTACTACAATCTTGATAATTTACGAAAGCTTGATCTGTCGGGTGGGGGTTTCTTACCTGCCAGTTTTTACAGTTATTATCTACTGTAGGAGTTCCTTCCTGCGTTACTTGTACTACGCATCCTATTTCTGAACTAGTCTCGCTAGGCGGTCTATGAGTAGCCGAGTTATAAGTTACGAATACCGTTACGTTATGTACCGTATCTTCTTCTA